TACTTAATAATGTAATTACAACATGTTATGGCAAAAGGATTTACAGTAAAGGCAAATGCCCCCAAAACTAAGAAAGTCGAAGATGACTTTAACTTAGAACAGGCAAAGGCATTAGCCAAAGGTAAAGCAATAGTTTTCTGTCTGCCAGGAAGAGGAGTATCTTATATCTTTTTAAAGAACTTCGTTCAACTATGCTTTGACCTCGTGCAAAATGGATCGAGTATTCAGATCTCACAAGATTATTCATCAATGGTTAACTTTGCAAGATGCAAATGCCTTGGTGCAAACGTATTAAGAGGCCCAGACCAGATACCTTGGGACGGAAAATTAAAATATGACTGGCAGTTATGGATAGACTCAGACATCGTATTCGATACAGAAAAGTTTTATCGTTTAGTATGGATGCAGAAGGACATTGCTGGAGGTTGGTATTGTACAGAAGATGGCAAAACAACATCTGTTGCACATTGGCTAGAAGAAGACGACTTTGCTAAGAATGGTGGAGTGATGAATCACGAAACTATCGAGTCAATCTCTCGTAGACGCAAACCATTTACAGTTGACTACACTGGTTTTGGTTGGTTACTTGTTAAGAACGGTGTATTTGAACATAAAGAGATGAAGTATCCTTGGTTTGCTCCTAAAATGCAAGTCTTTGAGTCAGGAGATGTTCAAGATATGTGTGGAGAAGACGTATCTTTCTGTTTAGACGCTAAAGAAGCGGGAATGGAAATCTGGATTGATCCTAAAATCCGTGTTGGTCATGAGAAAACGAGGATAATATAATGGATGTCAAGTATAAAGTTGTAGAATTAGGCACATCAGGGTGGTGTGTCAATGACCCTAAACAAGATGTAGGTCTTACAAAGGAAGAAGCAGACACTAGATTGCAGTTTTACCTTGAAGAAGGTATTTCTCCTAATAGATTAAGAGCTCAAATAGATAAATAAAAAGAAAAAGGTTAAAGATGGCAGACTCAAATCCAAAATTAGCACCCCATAACGTCGAAAGTCAGGGATTCGCTAGTGGAAGTTTAGTTGGACAGTATGATGTGAGTGCTCAGGCAAGAAAAAAAGCTGCTGCAAACACAAATGATTCACAATCTCCACTCGCTGCTGGTTAAGAATCCTCTAAAAAACTTTCAAAGACCCCTAAAAGGGTCTTTTTTTGTGTCTAAATAGAATTTGAACAGCATGATAGTCATGAATATGGAAGATTGGGAGAAATCTTACGAAGATTTTTACATAAAACCTAAAAAAGATGAGAGCGCTTACATCAATCCTCGACCAGAGGAAGAGATAGCTGATGATATTTTGCGAGAAGTCGTAGGAGATCATCTAAATGACGATAAAAAGAAGCAACTTCTTGACGAATAATGGCGAAAATAGATGAACGTGACATTTCAAGTCAAGCTTTTAAGGATATAAGTTTGACATTTACCCGACATCCTGTAACGGATGACATCGGAGTGTTCACGAATGAGAATGCCATTAAGAGATCTGTAACAAATCTGATAAGAACAAGGATAGGTGAACGATTTTTTGAGTCTTTATTAGGTAGTGCTGTCGAAGATTCGCTCTTTGAACAGGCAGATCCCGATAATGCTCAGGTTTTAGAAGATGATATCAGACTTTTACTTGAAAACTTTGAACCTAGAATCTCTAGAGTCAGTATTAAAGTTGTTTATCCGTTAGATACTAACGAATTAACAGTGCAAATAGCATATGATATTGTCGGATTATCGATTCCAAGACAAAATATAGAATTTATTCTTCAATCAACTAGGATATAATGTCATTTAACCAGTTTACAAACCTAGATTTCCAAAGTCTTAGGGCACAAATTAAAGATTACCTTCGTGTAAACAGTGATTTCGCTGATTTTGACTTTGAAGGATCAAACTTTTCGACCTTAATTGACCTTTTAGCGTATAACTCTTACATAACTGCTTACAATACCAACATGGCAGTTAACGAGTGCTTCCTCGACAGTGCGACTTTGCGTGAAAACGTAGTATCACTAGCAAGAAATATTGGTTATGTGCCTAGATCAGCTAGATCTGCACAAGCTGTGGTGAATTTTAGTGTAGACTTAGGAACAAATGACACAAAAATAGTAACTTTGAAAGCTGGACAAGTTGCATTAGGTGTTCAACAGGGAAGTAATTACATTTTTTCCATTCCAGACGACTTTGTGGCAACAACTGGTGTTAATAATATTGCAGCTTTTGATAATTTGAGAATTTACGAAGGAATATATCTCCAAAAAACATTTCAAATTGATTATTCTCAACCAAATCAAAGATATGTGCTTCCAAATGCGAATATTGACGCTACTTCTATTCGTGTTACAGTCACTTCTACGACAAATGAGATTTATTCGCTCTATAATAACATTTTACAAGTCGATTCGACCTCTAAATTGTTCCTAATTCAAGAAATTGAAGATGAAAAATATGAAATCTTGTTTGGAGACGGAATTATTGGTAAAAAACCGCCTGCTGGATCAATTGTTACTGTAACATATATTGTTACTAACGGAAAATTAGGAAATGGAGCTAGAAATTTCTCATTTGTTGGTATTTTAAGAGATGATACTGATGCAACTATCACTTCTGGTATGTCTGTATTGACAACATCTCAAAAATCAGAAAATGGAGACAACATTGAAGACATAAGTACGATCAAATACTTGGCACCTCGTATATACTCCTCACAATACCGTGCCGTAACCGCAAATGACTATACAGGTATAATTCCATTCGTATACCCTAACGTTGATTCTGTGACTGCCTACGGTGGAGAGGAACTAGAACCACCTGAGTATGGAAAAGTCTTTATTTCAATCAAACCGAAAGACGGTTCTTTCCTTTCACAGATTACAAAGGATGATATTTCAAGACAACTCAAACAATACTCTATTGCTGGCATCAAACCAGAAATTATTGATCTCAAGTATCTTTATGTTGAAGTTGATACCACAGTTTACTATAATACAAACGCAACGTCAGAGGTATCGGAATTAATTACATCTGTAACTAAGACGTTAACCACATATTCGCAATCATCAGACATTAACTCATTTGGTGGTAGATTCAAGTATAGTAAAGTTATTGGATTGATAGATGATTCTTCTAGAGGCATCACATCTAACATTACTAGAGTGAAAATGAGAAGAGATATACTTCCTGAGTTGAATACTTTTGCAACTTATGAACTTTGCTACGGAAATGGATTTTATGACCAACCAAATGGATACGGCATACGTTCTACAGGATTTACAGTAAGTGGTATTGACGGAACTTTGTATATGGGTGACATTCCTACTTCTGGAACGACTGTTGGAAAGATAGTATTCTTCAAACTTGTAAATAATCTTCCTTTAGTTGTTAAGAATGACGCTGGTACTGTGGACTACGTTCACGGAGAGATTAATTTGGATGTGGTAAATATAACAGGAGCTTCACTTGCAAGTGGAGTCATTGAGGTTGAAGCAATACCCGATTCAAATGATGTTATTGCTTTGAAAGATTTGTATTTACAATTAAGTGTGCCAAACAGTACAGTAAATGCACTACCAGACGTTATATCTTCTGGAGAGAATACTTCTGCAACTGCATACGTTAAAACTTCTAGTTACGCTAGCGAAACAATCTATACCAGATAAATGACGGATATTAAAAGAGTAAAAATCTCTCATTTAATAGAATCTCAAATTCCTGAGTTTTTAAATCAGGAGTCACCTCTATTCAAGAGTTTTTTAGAACAATATTACGAATCACAGGAACACCAATCTGGTATGACCGACTTGGCCAGCAATCTGGCGGAGTATCGGAAGATTGGTGCGTTCAATGATGAGACACTTATAGCTTCTACAACCTTAGCTGTTTCATGTTTCGCTGGTGACAGCACTCTAACAGTCATATCAACAGATGGATGGCCTGATACTTACGGTTTGTTGAAAATTGACAACGAAGTAATTACATATACTGGAAAATCAGCAACTCAGTTCCTTGGGTGTGCTAGAGGATTCAGTGGTATAGATCAAATATCAAAAGAAGACGATGCTGAGTTTGCAAACTTTGCTCAGACTAGTGGTGCGGTTCATCTTTCGGGTTCTACAGTAGTTAATTTAAGTAATCTCTTCTTACAAGAATTTTTTACTAAATTTAAGACAGAATTTTTACCTGGCTTTGAAAATAGAAGTTTTACAACTGGTACGTCAATTACTAATGTGCTTACCAGAGCAAAAGACTTCTATATGGCGAAAGGAACTGATGCTTCATATCAGATTCTCTTCAAACTTTTGTATGGTCAAGAAATTGAACTTATAAAACCAATTGATAGAACATTAATTCCTTCAGATAATGTATATTTCAAAACTAAGCACGTTTTAGTAGAAAACTTGTTTGGTGGACAACCACTAGAGACTATTGGTAACTTTTTATATCAAGATATCTCTGGAATTGGAACTGCGAGTGCTTCAATTTACAATGTAGAGTATAGACCAATCAATCAAGTTGATTTTTACGAAATATCACTTGACTCAACATCATTTGATGGATCTTTCCAAGTGCCTGGAAAAACAAAAGCACTTGAGATCACTCCATCAGACGCAACCTCTCTTGTTGTTGACTCTACAGTCGGATTTGGACAAAGTGGTACACTTTTGGTAAAACCAAGAGAAGGTGCTAACTTTCTAAACATCAGATATACCGATAAGACAGTAAACCAGTTTTTAAACG